AACTTGCAGTTAGCATATAATTTTGAAAAAAAGATTTTACATTATATAAAAGACAACGATCTAGGTTATGATGTAAATAAAATACGTGGTGGTGGTCACACCGAAACGATAGATAAAAAGAAGCTAAATCATTTAACAGTGAAAATGTTATTTGATATAGCTAATAGTTAAGGAGAACAATGAACGCAATATACCAGGTCACACTGGACTATAATGATGTCAAAGTCTTAAAACAAATAGGAACTTTTGGTAAAAAGACTACGGCAAAAACAAATATATCTAAGTTAAACGTCATAACTTTTATTGTATATGAAGAATATTTTGACGTGTTTGCTACAGATAGTTATGTATTTTCTTTAGTTAGATTTTCTACACAAAGAGAACGCAAAACAATTATGTATGTAGAAGATCCCGAACGTATAGCAGTAAGAGAAGAACAACCTATTACACCATTAGTATTTAGTGTTGATCTTTATAAATTTAATGAGTTAGTTAATAACTATTTAAAGACATATACTAAAGCTACGGCAGATAAAAATACCGTTATAAAATTTCATGGCAATTTATTAATTGAAGAAGTTAAGAACTTTACACATGTAGATGATATGACAATGGCAGTTAATAATAGCTACAGTGAAACAGTAAAAGGATATGAACGTAATAAAGAAATGTTGTATGGTATCTATAAAGAATTTCTTAGTGATAGTAAGAACGCACATTTACCAGGAAATAATAATTCAATACGTCATAAACTATACAATCATAATTACATAGCTAACGCCATGAAATTATTTACTCTTAATAAAGATAGTGACGTTGTTGATCTTACTGGTTATGACGGCAAGTATGGGCATGCACTATACATGGACAAAGTATCCTGGAGTGAAGACCACGTGACATGGAAAAAAATATGGTTAATGCCTATGAATGAAAACCATTATCGCAGTGAAGATAAAAGTAAATACAGTGAATATAAAATAGAAGGAGATAACTAATGAGCTGGTATCACGATACAAAACGAGAGTATCTATACTCTAATCAATTTAATATATTACTAGAGAGAGATCTAGTTAATGGAAACTATATATGCACGGACTTAGATGATTACTATTCATTTAAAAAAATTTATATAGGTTATCCAAAACAAACAGTATTAAAAATGTTTAGACAAGAAATAAGGGAGAGAAGATAATGACAGTTAAATTATGTGACCATAGATACGAAGTAACTTATACATTTACAGACGTAGGTTATGGGTTTAATGAAGAACAAGCTATTAATGATTGTGAGAATAGCTTAACTCAAACTCATATTTTAGATCTAATAAGATACCTGGAAGTATCTAAAGTTAATCAAGACGTTAGCATAGATGAGTGCTACTTATGTGAAGAAGAAGCTAATGAAAAAATATAAAGTATTAATTACTGGAACGTTATTTATAACAACAGATACAGAAGATAAAGCTATTAAACATGCAGATGAAATTGTTAATGATCTTCATAAGTCATTAAACATGAGTGTATTTTCTATAGCAGAAGTGATTGGAGAATAATGGAAGAAGAATATTTTATACACGAAGTTATTGTGTCAAATAGTAAAGGTAAATTGTTTTATTATCATAGCGATACTATGAACGAGAACTTTTCTTATGATGAAGAATATGATGAGCTATCTCCAATAGAGGAAGAAGAATGACGCTAGTTATAGTCGTGCTAACTGGTTTATTTATTAGATACTATTTTTCAGACGTAAAGAATAGAGAAGTTACTAAAGCATTACAATATAAACGTAACCAGGAATTAGTATTAGCAAATAAAGAGAACGAAAGACTTGACGAAATAAATAATATATTGTTAAATAAGTTAAGAGAGTTAAGGAGTAGAACATGACAGAAGAAGAATTTAAGTTATTAGTACATAAGATCCAGTCAAAACTGGACACTATAGTTAAGTCGTGCGAAGATAACAACGCAAGAGAAGAACTAACACAATTCAAAGCCGTACTAATAGATGAATTAGTTAAACTTTATGCAAATATCGAGAGAGTAAAGACAAACACACAGCAATTAATAACAGATAACCAAAAACTATTAAATGTTTTATGTGATGATTGCATGAATACATACGAATACTTATAACCTAACTAACGCCAATATAATTGCACTGGTTACCCCTTGACCAGTGCAATTATTTAATTCTTGACTATAAAATAAAAGTATGGTTTAATTGATTAAGTTAGTTAAGGAGATAAAATTGGAAACTAAAACAAACAAAGACAGTATTAATATAGCTATTCAATGTTTAGCTTGCTACAACATGGGAAAGCTAACGTTCTACTGGAAATCATTCACCAAAAACACAACGCTTGAAGAAATTGAAAACTCTTTAGACGTTGAGACCATACACACGAAGGCAAAAGTTCCTTACTTGTGTAACGGTGATGAATATATGATTACTGATTATGAGAATATAAAAATTGACGAGTACGCACAAGCAAAAGATATTTATAAACTTGTTGAGCTACTCCAGGACGTAGACGATACAGATTATATTAAAGCATATTTAGAAATAAATCATATTCAATATTTAGACCGTGAGAGTGATAGCTGGACAGAGTTCAAAGACAACGTTCAAGTCTTTAACTGGTTATCGGACGCTGAAGATTACGCAGAAGAATTTGCAAAAGACGCATATGGATTTTATGAAATAGAAGACAATTTTTTTGCTGACTGGATAAACTGGGACGGTCTAAAAGAGTACACATTAGAAACATGGTTTTGGTGTGTAGAAATAGATTTAGGTTATAAAGACGAAAAAAGTTATAACACTAGCCGTTATTTTGTATGGAGTAGAGACTAATGAAAAAATATTATTTACGTAAATGTGACGTATGCAATAAAGGAATGAGCAAAGGAATATATGCTGAAGGTATCGGAAGCGAATATTTTTGTTCTGAAACTTGCATAAAAAAAGACTGGGACAGCGTAACGTTCTTTATAACCCCTGACTATGAAGAAATAAATTATACTGAATTTATAGAATGGTTAGACGAGCAAGATGAAGAAACGCTTGACGCTTTTGTATGGGACTGGTTTAACGGTGCTAGTGAATGGTATCACGGAGACGAGCACGAATATGTTTATGATATTAACGGCACTGCTTACCAATTCGACAAAGTAAAAGAAGAAGAAATATTTGAAGGAGACGAGTAAATGAGTGATATATATAACGCTTATACAAAGCTAGAAATGGAATATGAACAACTAGAAATAATTAATTCAATTCTATGGGACTATATAAGCGAGAAGGATATAGAAGAAATTAATCAAAGACTAGAGAAGGAGACAAACTAATGGAGTTATTTATTTACGGAGTATTTACATATATGTTTTTAACAGCAATATGTCAGTACTTTATTTATGACCAAGTGACAAAACAAAACGAGCTAATGGAGTTATTAATTAACAGAGAGACTAATAACGACAAAGATCTTGATGAACTAATAACAAAGTTACTTGATTATGTTGAACATGATGAGAGAGAACACTACATAGAAGAATATGGAACAGAGAGCAATAATTATTTAATGCTTGACTGTGACCTGGATTTACACGTAGACCAGGAACCAAATGAACATATCTATCAAGTAATACATAAGTTGAATAAACTCTATAATAATGTAGATTAACTCCATAATATACGTATGGGAGAGAGCCAGCACTTCGGTGCTGGTTTTCTTTTAGTCCTGGTATCTAGTTAGATTTCAAAGAATATATGCTTGCTGGGACGGTGAGCGAGTAAGCCAGCAGACAGACGCACACCTAAGACAAAATCGAACAACACGCACACACACAACCCCACACACTACACACGATTATTAATAACCCCCGGATATCAATCGAGCGGGCGTGAAATAATATATGAATACGTCAATATTTACTTGGTAATTTTAGATCAGTGGAGGTGCTGGGAGTTGCACCCAGGTTGAGTAAGTAGTGATAATGGAACAAACATCTTACTGCTATCTACATCACCCCCAGTAGACAGTATACTATATATGGTAGGTACTATATGTAGTATTTACAATAAAAACATACAATATGTTGTGTTTATTATTGTAATCTTTAAATGTCGGATTGTAGTCGTAGCGATCCCTGTGTCACTCCCAACCCAAACCAGTTTATTAAGTGTAGTAACAATATATGCGTTCTCTCTCTCTAATAAATAAAATGTGAGGAATGTCCCTTTGCGGACGACTTATGCGGACCTGCTATGCCAACATTTATTACGACTTAATCTTATGGACCTGTTATAGGCAGGAAGTCCATAATGTTTGTTCCGATTTATTAATCTATGCTACACTATAGCATATAGATATGTCAAGTAAAGAGAAAATCACAATATGCACAGCTTCAGACTGTGTTGTCCCTTTACCAGAAGGTAGGAAGAAATACTGTAGTGAGAAATGTGGAAATAGAGTAAAGAAAAGAGCATACAGAGCCAGGAAGTCTACCAGTGACATACAGGTCATTAAAGAAGTAGATCCACAGATACAGAAGCGTAGAGGTGATTATTACGCAGTAATGAAGAAAAAAAATTTTTTTACCGACATATTAGAAGGTAAGAAGACTAAGAAGGAGATTGCTGATATATTAAATTGCAGTCAGGCGACAGTGTCCAGAGCTATGGCAGCGTATGTTGAAGACATTACGAAGCAAGCAGAGTTTGAAAAGAAGCAGCGTGATAAAGATGATGATAGCTTTGTAACCTATAACATATCTGTAGAAGATTTTATAAAATTTAGAGATGATTATTTTTTAACAGAGCAAGGTAAAAATTATGAGACACCAGACTTTCAAAAAAAATGGATTGAAGCTATAATAGATAGCATACTGCACGGAAAAAGGTTGATGATCTTGTCTCCGCCACGACATGGCAAGACTGATTTGCTAACTCATTTTTGTGTGTATATGATATGTAAAAATCCTAACATTCGTGTAATGTGGGTTGGTGGTAACGAAGATATTGCAAAGAATGCTGTAGGTTCGGTACTTGACCATTTAGAAAACAACGAAGGACTTATTCAAGATTATGGAGATTGGGACGGATTTAGACCTACAAATCGCAGTGGAAAAAGCTGGTCGTCCAGTCAATTTACTGTTGCAACTAGAACAGTCTCTGGTATTAAGTCGCCAACTCTTGTCGCTATTGGAAAAGGAGGTAAGATCCTTTCCAGAGACGCAGACCTTATTATCGCAGACGATATCGAAGATCATGGAAGTACTGTGCAACCAAGTGCTAGAGAAAGCACCAGGAACTGGTGGACGACAACTTTACAGTCACGAAAAGAAGAACATACAGGAATGGTCGTCATTGGATCAAGACAGCACCCAGACGATCTTTACCATCATCTCTTAGAAAACCAGGCATGGGAAAGCATTGTAGAACGTGCGCACGATTTAGAAATACCATTAGAAGATGAGACATTAGACCATACACCGCATTTGTTGTGGTCGAACAAACGTTCGCATAAGTGGTTATTAGAACAATTACATGCTGCTGAAACTACTGGTGGTAGAGCTATTTTTGAAATGGTCTATTTGAATAAAGCAATACCAGACGGCATGTCATTATTTACAGCAGAGATGGTTGATAAGTGTTTAGATAAATCACGTAAGCTAGGTGACGTTCCACCGCATACTACATTGATTGCAGGACTTGATCCAGCTAGTACTGGATACCAAGCAGCAGTGCTTTGGGCATATAACGTAAAGACACAACAAGTATGGTTAGTTGATATTAAAAATGATCAAGGTGGTGGTATTAGTAAAGCATTAAAATTAATGCAAGAATGGTATGACAAATATTGGTTAAGCCATTGGGTAATTGAAGAAAACGGATTTCAAAGAGCTATAGGTCAAGATAAAGATATTAGAAATTGGGCAGCTACACATGGTGTACGTATTGAAGGACATCAAACGTATAAAAACAAATGGGATCCAACATTTGGTGTTACAAGTATGGTTGGACAGTATGAAACAGAGAAAATAAATTTACCATGGGCAGACGCAAAGACTAAGAATAAAGTAGGTATATTTAGACAACAACTGCTATACTTTAGTCAAGCAGGTGCTAGCAATAGTCGCAACGTTAAGACAAAAACTGACTTGGTAATGGCAAGTTGGTTTCCTATGAAGCGTATACGCACCAACGTAAAAATGATGTTGGCGCATACTCAAAACGACTATACTCCTAGTTATGCAGACTTTAAAAGTACAGATTTTAACGAGGTGCCTTGGTAATGGTTTATAATCCAGAAGAACTCTTAGTAAAAGTAGACGACTTAAAAGGAATGACCGAACATAG